GTTCCATTTAATTTGCCAGCTGCGCAGTACACTTTTAGCATTTGGGCCAAAACTTGTGCGTGGGTTTCATCAACTAGCGGAAGTCCAACTAGCTTCGGTTTTCCAGCCAGCCCATATACTCACAACTGGTTCGTTAACCACCTCGGTTCGGCGGCGAATCAGCTATGAGAAACCAGCCAGAGTATGATGCGGGGGATTACGAAGAGGAAGATAGCCAAAAGGCCTTAGCTCCTCAAGGTACCCAATATGACCCGCAGTCAGTACAGGATATGCACCGGCGATCCGATGTGGATTCGTCAACGCTATCCCAGCATCACACACTTGGATATCGCGGTACTCAATCTAGCCCTGGTGACCATACACACAATGGCGGAAGCTCAAAGCTAATCACAGATCCAACTGCTATCGCTGCAATGGCCGCAGTTTTAGGTAAGTGGACTGATATCACTCCAGTAAGCGGCACTGGTGGATTGTGGCTAGCGAATAGTGGAACTGCTCCCGCAATAGGATCTGGTAAGCTCTGGGCCAAATACCTAAAGATTGGAACCACTGTTTGGTATAAGCTAGGAGTTACCGCAGGAACTGGAACTACTTTCGGAACTGACTTTTGGAAGTTTCCACTTCCATTTACGGCTGTTGTTCCGCCAGGGTCATCTAATATTCAGACGGCTTCTCTTGGCGGAGTTTTGGGACAGCAAGGCGGTGTTAACAACTACACCGGAGTTGCTTCGCTTATCAACTCAACTAACCTAATCCTTTCAAGTCATCTAAATGCAAACCCTTGGGGCCCGACTGTTCCGTTTACTTGGACTGCGAGTTCGGGTAACTTCTTTGGATTTACTACCGTCTATGAATCGACAACCTAATGCCATCCAGGAAGCCAGCGGTATCTACTGACGATATCATCTCTCAAATCATTACCGGGCTTCGTACCGCAGCAGTCCGACCTAATGTCTTAGGATATAAACCACATGCCAAGCAAGACATCTTCCATCGCAAGCAGATCAAAGGCCGCCTCTACATTGGAGGAAACCGATCCGGTAAAACAACCGCTGGTGTGGTTGAAGGAATTTGGCGACTTACTGGAAAACATCCGTATGGCAAACCACCCCTCATTGCAACTCCGGAGAGGCCAATTCGTGGCCGAGTTGTCGGAGTCGATTTCCCTAACGGAATTAAGAAAATCCTTCTGCCCGAATATGCAAGATGGCTCCCGCCGAGTGAATTGAAGGGCGGTAGCTGGTATTCGGCTTGGCAGGAAAGCCTGAAAGTTCTCAACTTGGCAAATGGTAGCTCGGTTGAGTTCATGTCATATGACCAGGAGTTGGATAAGTTCGCAGGTACATCGCGAGAGTTTATCCACTTCGATGAGGAACCACCAAAGGATATCTTCAACGAATGTAAGGCGCGTCTGATTGACACTGGTGGATACTGGTGGATATCAATGACGCCAGTTGAAGGCATGACGTGGATTTATGATGAAGTATATCAGCCTGGTACCGAAGGTTCGGATAGCATCTTCGTCGTCGAAGCGGAGATGTCCGAAAACCCACACCTCAATCCATCTGAAATCGAACTGTATCTTGCTGGCCTCAGCAAAGACGAACGTGAAGCACGCGGCAAGGGTAAGTTCGTGCAAATGGGCGGCCTGGTTTTCAAGTCGTTTAATCCGCTTGTGCATGTGATTTACCCTGACGGCCCAAACTATATTCCAATTACCGAACTGCTGCATCCATCGCGCAAGATATATAACTCGCTAGACCATGGATTTAATAATCCAACCGCTGTACTTTGGCATTCGGTTGGACGCGATAATGTTGCAGTTACATTTGGTGAGCATTATAAGGCAGAGTGGACTGTAGACCAGCATGCAGCCGTCATCCACCAAAAGAACAAGGAATATGGACGAGTCCCAGATATATACGTCTGCGATCCCGCTTTGGCTCAGCGCAATGGGGCAACTGGCACTAGTATCCAATTCGAATATAACAAGCGCGGAATACCCTACCTACTGGGAAATAATGATGTTACCGTTGGTATTGACAGAATTAACGAATACCTGCGTCATGATGAAAATCTAAAGCCACACTGGTTTATATACGGTGCCAGTTGTCCGAATCTCGTTCGTGAAATGGCGCGGCTTCGTTGGAGTAAGTTCGTATCCAAAAAGGTAGCCGCTGATAAGAACGCGCAAGATACAATCCACAAAAAGGACGACCACGCACCTGACAGTGCACGATACTTCTTTACTATGCTGCCAGAATTGGCCCCTCCAATGCCAGGGGAGCGGCGTCAAAATGGTGAGGATTGGCGGGCGCAATTTGGTAAGGTTCCAACGGCTTTGCCAATTAATGTCCCACGCATAGATAACAACCTGCTCCGTGAGCGTAAACCAAAAACTGAATGGACCGTTGTTGATGAACATCTCGGTGGCATATTCTAATTGACTAGAAAGGTACTCTTTAGCCATGACTGACACCAACGCACCAGAAGCGAATATCACAGACACTTGCGGGACGTTCAACTCTACTGGCTTTCATCTGGAGACTCTGGACTGGATCAAAACCACGATCCAGAACATGACGAAAATGTATGTGGCCGATCCGAAGAATGCGCAGCCTTTTCCGACCTCATTCAAATGCGCGCACTGCGATGCATTCCATGTCCTGACCCACGAACTCATTTCAGCAGCTCTGTTCTCGTACCCTGGCATAGTGGACATGGTTGCCATGTACAACGAACTTCAGGCAATGATTCACAAGACTCATCCGACCGACGTTGGGAATGGCTCCGAGAACGGATATTCCGTTTCTACGGATACTAGTCTGAGTGATATCGTTTCCGGCGCACATACCGAAGAAGAGGAGACCCTTAGTGGAACTGACAGTGCAAACATCGCCACCGTTGGCGATAATGGAGCGACTGAAGGCAAGTCGTCTAAGTAAGTTTCGCATTTTGGACCATCCGGATGCGTTGCCAAATAAGTGTGCCGGATGTGGTATTGGACATGGCGGGGATGGTATTACATTCGTAGACCTCTCACTTGATGTTGATTATTATGGCGTCGTTTACACTTGCTCTCGCTGCTTCTTGGAAATCGCTAACCTGCTGGGATATGCCGCCTACGATCAGCAGCAGGAAATTGAGGCGATGTTCAAAGAGCTTTACGAGACATGCAATAGCCTAAGGGCGGAAAATGAACATCTTCGAAGTACTGTTGCTGATCTTGCTAATCATCGCTGTGGTAGCTTTTCTGGCATTACTCCTATTCCGTTCGATGATGGAAGTGTCCCGGAAGGAAATGGAGAATCGGAGACACGAGACATCGTGGATGGAGGCGATGATTCAGCAACAGGACAACACGAATCGATTCCTATTGAAAACGGAGAGGACGGCAAATCAAACTCTCCTGAACATCCTATTGTCGAAGGATCTGCCGACACTAACGGCGATGCAAAACGTGACAATCGGAAATCTGCAAAGCCCCGCGACATTGCCGACGAAATCTGAGTATATCGCCCGGGATGATGTTTCCGAATTTCTTCGTGCGGTTAATTTCAGCGCAAATCCAGGCCTAGGAGAAGCACTTTTCAGTCCGGAAGCCGACCCGGAATTCAATCAGCTCGTCGGTGAGATGATGGGGGAGAATCAGATTGATTTTATGGAGGAGGGTGGGTGAGCAATGAATGAACGGGATAGCAATTCCTCCGCGTCCGACTGATTCTAATATCGAGCAGTTCAATGCTATCACTGGGCAAATCCAACCGCCTACTGGACTGCTGAAAAAGATTCGTCAGGATAAGGAAACTCACGCCAAGTACCTAGCTTGGATTATGAGTCAGTATTCTGCATGTCGTGGCGCGCGAGTAAAAGAGGAGCGTAAGTGGTATATGTCGCTTGCGTTCTTTGCTGGCCAGCAGAATGCAATTACTATGCCAGTCCGCCAGGGTGGTAATGGACTTGGAACTCGGCTGTATGTGCCACCGGCTCCATATTGGCGCGCACGTCCTATCACGAACCTTATTCGTCCAGCCGTACGCAAAGAAGTTTCAACTCTAAACTCGACAAAGCCTTCAGTTTCAATTATCCCAGCGAGTAGTGATGATAGAGATTTGTTTGCGGCTGAGGCCGGGGAACAGGTTTGGGAATCTGTATATCGTCGAAAGAAAATGCGTTCCATCATTCGTAGAGCTTCATGGTGGAGCGTTGTTTGTGGGACCAGCTATATCCAGAGTATATGGGATC